GATAACAAGCGTATCTTTTACCCAGATACAAGTTGTAGAATAGTGGAATCCCGCATTAACTGTTGCTTTATAAAAATTACATTTTTCTGCATCTGAATGGAAACAATAAAATGCTCCGCCGTCTGCGAGAGATGTATATGCGTTTTTGAACGCATCCAAGAGAAACTGATAGAACTTCTCACTGTCAGACCATTTGTCATTCATAATTGTCATACCTGTACCGCCGGAATATGCACAATTATACGGAGGATCTGTAATACAGGCATTTGCTTTCTGACCGTCCATCAGCAAGGCAACTTCATCAGGTTTGGTGGAATCTCCGCAGCGAAGTCTGTGTCTGCCGAGAAGCCAGATGTCACCATTTTCAACAAATGGTTCAAACTCTGCCGCCTTATCTACATCAAAATCATCATCTTTTACATCTTCATCTGATGCAAATAAGTCCGCAAGTTCCTTTTCATCAAATCCAGTCATGGAAAGGTCGAATCCGAGCTCCTGTAGTTCCTGCATTTCAACGGACAGCAGTTCTTCGTCCCAGCCTGCATCCAATGCCATCCGGTTGTCAGCAAGGATATATGCCTTCTTCTGTGCTTCGGTTAGATGGTCGGCATACACACAGGGAACTTCTGCAATGCCTTCTTCCTTTGCCGCCATGATGCGTCCATGTCCAGCCAGCACATTGTATTCCCGGTCGATAATGACCGGATTCACAAATCCAAACTCGCGAAGGGAAGAGCGAAGCTTCAGGATCTGTTCCTTGTTGTGCGTTCTGGCGTTATTGGCATAGGGGACTAGCTTGTTGATGTCAACAAGCTGAAATTCTGTGGTTGTGGTCATGCTCCATTCCTCCGCTTCAAAACTTTCTGTAAACCTTTTCTGGCATCCAGCACTTTTCCGCTGACCGCCTGTCCCTTGAGCGTGCGGTATTGCTGCTTGGTCATCTTCTGGCGATTGGCTTTCAAATCTCGCCAGAACTGGGTATCTTCTTTCATGTATTTCTCACTTTCTGCTGCTCAGAAGCTGTTCCATCAAATCATCCTGTGGCGTACCGTCAAATTTGGTCGTACAGTTCTGTTTCACAATATCGAAAATCTCATACCAGAGCAAGTTTGCCTGTTTCTGAAATGTCTGGCTCATCTGCACAAACGGAGAGGCGATAACGCCGCCCGTGGTCGGGTGCTTTCCCAGCAGTCCATAGGTACTGAGGGCTTCTTCACACTGTACAAATCGGGCAAATGCCTGCGAATAGCTTTCCAGCAACCGTTTGTTGACGTGCTTTTCACAGCCACGCTGTTTCAGCCAAAGCCACGTTTCTTTGTACACAATGTCTGCTCCCAGCGGTTTTCCGTTCTTCTGCTGGGCAGACAAGTATGCACTGGGGCTTGGCATATCCGCACCGGTCAAATCAGCGGCATC